CGGCGATAGTAAACGTTGGTTGACAGAGCAAGCTCGCCAGCACCCTTGGTCAGACCTTCTGCGAATGGATTTGCAACCATTCCATAGCGGGTCTTGAAGCCAATCTTTGGCTGGAATGTAGCCTGGTCAACCGCACGAACCATCTGAAGTGGAACGTATGGGCAGTAGAAGAGACCAGCATCGAATGCTGAAGATCCCTTATAACCTACTGTCAGGTAGTTACCACCGAGAGCATATGGGTCGATGTAGACGCGGAAGCGGCCATTGAGAATACCAGCAAAAGTATTGCCAGTATCATCAACCTGGAGGTTGTTGCTGTTAAGAGCTGGAGTGTAGTCAAGAACACCGGCCATCTGCAGAGCGGAAGCGACATCCGAAGAGCAGATAACGATGTTACCCTTACCACGGCGAGTCTGCTTAGCGATCTGGTTAGCTTCGCGTTCCAGCTGGAACATCAAGCCCTTGAACTTTTCAACTGACCAACGGCCGTTTGAGTCTGTGTCAAGGTCGAATACGCCAGCAGTTGTAACGTTATCCTGAGCACCAGCAACAGCAGTGATGTTAACAGTACGAACAACTTCACGGTTGATTTCCGCAAGGATTTCAGCCGAAAGAATGTTTGAAAGTTCTGTTTCAGCATCAAGACCATGGATTGCCTTCAGATCCTGAGCCAATTCCATAGTGTATTCTGCCTTAAGTGCACGTGACTTAGCAGTAACAGTTACCTTCTCAATTGAGAAAGCCATCTGGTTGAAGTCATTGCCACTGTCAACGCCGAGAGCTTCAGCAGTTGATGTTGACATGCCAGTACCAGTGTTATAAGCACCGTAACCAGTCAATGGAGTGGTGTTAGTCTGACCTGGGATATTACCAGTGAAAGCCTTAGTGCTGTTGTTACCAGCGCCGAATGAAGCTGGGTTAGTTGTGTTATTGCCAGCAACAGTCGAGAACGCAGTATTAACTTCGTTGTAGAATGTTTCGTTATCCTGAACGCCGCCGTTTGCATAACCGTTGCCAGTATTTGACTGCTTGTTATACTTCGAGCGCATTGCAAAGATAAGGCCAGTTGGGCCAGTCATTGGCTGAACGCCGCAGATGTCATAAGCAATGAGGTTAGGCATTGCACGACGTACGAGTGAGATCAACACTGGGTCGAAAGTGTCAATACCACCAGTACCAGCTGCAGATGATGAACCCTGCATTGCGTTAACTGGAAGAGCCGAAGCTGTTTCAGTCAGTGTCTGGTAATCACCGTGAGATACTGCTTCACGGAGTGCGCGCTGTGTGTTCTCAAGAACAACAGCTGTAACCGAGCGACGAGTCTGGTCTTGGATTGCTGGCAATTCAGCATGATCCAGAACAGGCTGCCACTTCTTTTGGATTTCCTCAGCTAGATACATTTTTGTCTCCCTTTCTATACTGGGTTAGTTTAATATTTATTAAAATTATTTCTTAAGTGTTCTTGAGATGGCCTGAGCATAGAAGCTCATTGTTGGGTCAATGTTCACAGTGTTTGTGTCCTTGACGTCGCCTTCAAAAGTTTCTTCCACGATGTTAGTCGAAGTTGCAACTTTCTTCTCTACACCGAAGTAGTTTTCCTTGATGATGGAAAGCTTCTTTGCATAGACTTCGAGGTCTCCGTCAAAGTCGACGCCTTCGGCAAGCGCCTTAAACTTTTCCTGCTGTGAAAGAGCAAGGTCTTCGAGGAATGATTCGAACACATCTTTCTTTTCAGAATCAACAAGAGCATCCTTAAGCTGATTGTTTTCTTCGATTGCCTCAGAAACCATAGCTTCAAGTTCTTCTACCTTAGCAGCAAGAGATTCGATAACTTCGATCTTTTCCTGTGGTACATTAATATAGTGTTCAGCGAACAGGCTTCTCATGCCTTCGATGAATTCTTCAGCAAGTTCGTTACGAAGTGTTGATTCGATAGCGACAGCATTGTCTTCCATCCATTGTTCAACTACGTAATCGAGATATGCATCAACCTTTGAAGTAAGTTCTTCGTTGATTTCAGCAACAGCTTCTTCAAGCTTTGTTTCGAATTCTTCTTCGAGACGAGCATGTTCAGCAATTACACGAGCTTCAACAGCAGCTTCAAAAAGTGTCGATGCCTTTTCTTTGAATTCTTCAGTGAGTTCTTCGCCGTTAAACATTTCTTCAACATCTTCACGAACGTTGAGCTTTGGCATAGGGTCTTTAGTCTTTGGACCGGAACCACCCTTCATGTCTACTGAAGACTGGTTGGAACCTGACTTATCACCAACACCCCAATCTTTGCCTGGGCCATAAAGTGAAATTGTTTGGTCGAACCACTTAACAAGATCACGCTTTGGCATTTCAGCCATTGCACCGATCATAGTCTTCATGATTTCAACACGTGACTTTGGATCATCCTTTACAGGACGTGAAGCTGGCTTCAAAGAATCCTGAGCAAGATTGCCCTCTTCGATAGCTTCAACTTTTTCTACTTGGTCTGTCATCTAAGGTCTCCCATGTGGAATTTACAATTATTTATAAATCTTATTTTTTTACTGATAAAGAAGCAATATAGTTTTCGAAGATGGCTAGTTTCTTCTCTTCAATTTCTCTGCCTGACATTTTATGAATGGCTTTCTTCATGATATCAAGCTTTTCTTCGTACCATGTTCCTTTAACAGGATCATAAACCCATTCAACACCTTCCATGATACCTTTAACAAAGGCATCTGGTGCTGAAGGATCTGCTACGATATCGGCTGCTGTGGCAAGATGGAAATCAGGGCCTACTACCATTGTACCACTTTTGTCTGGATTCAATGTGCCCATGCCACGAGACGAAACTCCCAAAGAAGCGCCGGACTTAAGCAGTCCTTTGGCAATATTGCCCATTGGTGTTTCTGTGAGTTTTGCTTTACCAATAAAATTATCACCATCGCGCTTTAAGCTGGTAATGATATGTGAAACTCTATCCAAGTTAATCTGTGGACCTTGAGGATGGCCTAATTCACCATAACCACGTTTTGCTTCAACAACATCAGAAATATAACGATTAACTTCTCTTTCCATAATTTCTAATGGATAGACACGACCGTTACGATTCTTACGATTGGCCTGTAAAAAGATACCTTCGATGAAGTATTGCTTTTCACCGTTTTCTGTAGCTTCGGTGATATATTGTACTTCTTCAACGAGTTCGGTAATGAGTTTCATTTTAGCCTCTTAGTATTTGTAAGCTACTGGTGTAGCTAACATGCTTGAACCTATGATAACGTCAGTTGGTTCTTTTACAATAATGATCTCACTATTACCTAATACGGTAGTAGAACCATATTGTGTTCCGTTAGCATACTTGAACAACAGAACGGTATTTGCTGTACCAGAATTAACTACGCGAATGATTTTATTAGCACCAACATTGTTTGCAGTACTATTGATACTTATTTCATCGCCTAATGGTTTGATAATCATACGTTTTGTCCTGTGTTAACGTCTACTGACATATTTGGAAATGTCATTGGTGTGTCCATTGTTCCGTTCATAACAAGAGCGCCGCCTGCTGAACCACCACCGCTACCAGAAGTATCAGGAGTGCCTTCATTTTCTTTGTGATCACCATAAATGCAATAATCGTGTACGTCGGATACCATTGACTTTGATTGAGCAATTTTAGCTTGAACCCAAGGTTCAACGTGCATGCCGGATGGCATATTGGCAACTAAATGCATTGCTTTATTAGCAAGTGCTTTCAGTTCTGACTTTACCATATCAACTGCTTCGTCTGAATCACCACGTGGCTTATAATCACCGAGAAGAGGTTCAACTGCATAAGACTCTTTTACGCTACGCTGTTTAGCATAGTATGCAGCGAGTGCCATCTGCTTACGCTTCTCTTTAGACTTACCAGCAAACTTTGGATTCTTTGAGTGAACGAAGTCAGAGATAGTCTCACCGGCTGAAGTGTTCTTAGTCAGTACTTCATCAATGGCTTCTTCTTTTATTGCCGACGCATGATGCTTTGAGATAGCAAATGTTAAATTATTTTTAGTTTCATGACCATCTTTTGTCTTTACAGGTCCAGCGTGCACATCAGTGTGTTTAACTTTAGTGTTAAAAATCTTATTTGCTGTAGAAAGATTAGCATGCGTATGAAGACCATCTTTATCATGAACTGTAACAAGAGGGTTTTCGTGTGTTGTTTTTACTTTTTCATCAATCTGCTCAACTTCTTCGTTGGTAGTGTGAGTTACGACGCGGTTGCCCTTAGTATCGTTGTAGCCGTGAGTTACAGTCTTCTTACCGTCTTTATAGGTAGTCGACTTGAATGGTACCTTGCCACCGTGCTTCTTTGCAACGTTGCCGAGTACTTTCTTAGCAGCGTCTGATACCGCTTCTTCAACTTCTTCATTTTTATAATAACCGGCACCAATAGCATGTCTGAGACCCATCTTTGATGGTTGGCTAGTATAATCACCGCGTTCAGTGTTTACATCTTTAAATGATTTCTTAGGATTAACGCCAGTGTCGTGGCCTGCCAATTTTTCTGAATGCTTCTTAAGATAAGCTGCACGAGCTGCTTTTTCTTGTGGAGTCATTTTTCTAGAAACAACTACTTCATCAACTTGTTCTGATTCTTCTTTTACGGCTTTTGCTGCCTTTTCTTGCTTTTCTTTTGCAACACCAGCATCACGGAATTTTTTAGCTCTATTCCAAGCCTTATCACCTTTACCACCATCACCCGGCATTAACCAACCAGCCTTTTTCTGCGCAGCTTGCTTAGCTCTATAAAGAAGAGCCGATGAAACTTCATCAAGTGGTTCTTCTTCATTAATCTTGGACATCTTTGTACAATCTGACATCTCATGAACTGGGCACATCTTCCCAGCTTCAGTCATATTGCATTTTGTTTCTTCTACTTCTTTGGCTTC